CCTAATGTCTTGCACACAATCATTTCCCGATGGTGTTTACACTGTACTTGTAACTCCTTTCAATGATGATTTTACTGTCAATTACAAAAATTTAAAGCTTTGGACTGAAATGCAAATGGACAACCCGATCGCAGGATTGGTATTGCTGGGAACAACATCTGAAGTTCCTACTCTATCACAAGATGAACAGTTCAATATAGTTCAATTTGTGAGTGATCTATTAAAAGCATCAAAGTCTGATAAGTTTTTATGTGTGGGTGTCGGTGGTAATGATACTGAAAGAACACGACAATTTGCGGTCAAATGTGCTGATCTGTGTGATGGATTTATGGTCACTGTTCCCAGTTACAATGTGCCACCCCAAGAAGGCATTATAGAACATTATGCACATATTTGTAATGATCCGGTCATTGCTGCTAAACCAGTCATTCTATATAATGTCCCAAAGAGAACAGGAGTAAATGCAGAACCTGAAACAATTAAAATGATAGCTGATCGATGTCCCAACCTGAAAGCTGTTAAGGAAGCATCTGGAAGTATGAAACAGATTGTCTCTATTAGAGAACTATGTCCAGAACTAAAAGTATTTTCTGGTGATGATAAGATGATTGTTGATGTAATGGGTGTGGGTGGTAAAGGTGTTATTTCTGTTGCAAGTAATGCATATCCTGATATTGTTTGCAGCGTCTATGACAAATGTGTTCAAAATATAGATGATGGGAAGGATATGTTTGAGTCTGTAAAAATGGGAGATTTATGTGATGCATTATTTTGTCAATCAAATCCAATTCCAATCAAATACTGTTTGTATAGATTAGGTCTGTTTGACACTTGCCAACTGAGACTACCAATGGTTCCATTGAGGGAAGATAAAAGAAAAATGGTTGATGATGTAATGGCTTTTTATGCAGTTTAATTGTACATTATGGGCTTCTTTTTTATTTTCCATTTACCAACTGACAAAGAATACTTAAGTGATTCCTCAATATTGACAGGTACTTTAAAATCATCAAATGATATTTTTGTTTTGTCAATCACAGTGCAACCTTCAGGAAAAGTGCACTTGTCAATAATGGATATGTATCCTTCTTTTATTGTAACTTTTTTTATATTTTGTGTAAATGTGATTGGCTTCATTACAAAATCAATCTCTATTTCCTCAATAGTTGGTGCAATCTGTGAATAATCAATTTTATCCCCTGTAGACATTAGATCCCATCTAACAATTAGTTTTTTTACAGTTGGTGGAATATTATTTAGTGTACATGGATAAATATTAAATAATTCTATTTCATCAACATGAATAGGTAAACTGTCTGGACAGATTGAATGTGTATAGTGTTTAAAAAAATAAATAGATGTAATGAATGTGGGTATTTGTGTTTCAGTAACTGACTCATTCATAAATATCCTAACATGTTCAACATATGGTTCTATTGCATCTAATTGATCAACCGAAACAATATCAACAAAATATGTTTTTGATGAATTTCTTGACATATACATTATTTTCAAATATACACTGTTTACTAGATTAAGTTGTAATATTTCTACCCAATCAATTTTTATTATGACACAATAAAAATTGATTGAACAAATAGTAAAGTTAAATAACATTCTATATCAAAATCATAAATGCATAACATAACCTACATAATTTTAGCAAATGAAACTAGTTTATCTTATGACACTAGTTTATTTGCTATTAAATTTGTCATAGCATTGGCATTTATTTCATTAATTCCATGTCTAATATCTTGCTGTAAAACATCCGATAAGTTACAATCATCAGAATTTAATAACAAAAGATTTAACATTGTTAAATACAGTGACATCTACAGTAAAGATGTTGCAAATATTAAATCAATCTGTTTAGATAAGACAGATACAATACCAAAAAGGAAGAAAGGGTGTTGCAGAAGAAAAACTGGATCAATTGATGAAACACAAATATCTCCAGAAACTAAAAAGAAATATATGTATTATAGTTTTGATAATTTGCACAAAAGTGAAAAACTTGGTGCCTATATTGATGTGCCAAATAGGCAAAAAAATGATCCCTTCAATGATCTTGAATTATTTGTCAATGTTGTACTAAAAACATGTAATCCATATGAATTTGAAATATTGTTACACATATCATCTCCTGGAGGAATTGCATATCAATTTGAATGTGCATATACCAATTTATTGAGACTCAAGAAAAAAAGCTTTAATGTCACTATATTAGTAGATGATATTTGTGCATCTGGTGGATATATGTTGGCATGTGCTGGAAATAAAATAGTTGCATCACCATATTCCAAGATTGGATCAATTGGTGTTATTGCATCATATCCAAATTATTATGCATTGGCTACTAAGATAGGAATTGAAAATGTAATATTTAAGACAGGTAAATATAAAGGAGGTTTTCCATGTGGCACCCAATACACTGATGAAAATATAGAAAATGAAAATGAACTAATTGGAGAAATTTTTAATGATTTTAAAAATATTGTTCTCAGTGCCAGACCAGATATTGACATTGAAAAAGTTTTTACAGCCAGAGTATGGTCAGGAATCAAAGCAAAAGAACTTAATTTGATCGATGAATTATCAACATCTAATGATTATCTGGATGAATTATCAATTGCAAATGAAATTTACTTAGTTGTCAATAAGCCCAACAAAAAGAATACTGGATTGATTGATATTTTTTTTGAATCATTAAGTTCTAAAATTGCATCAACATTTCAATACTTTTATAAGTCACAAGGACCTGCTAATATAAATACAAAAACAATGCTGGAAAATATTATTGCAGAGGTTTAAACTGGTGAATTTAATATAGTTGCTTTAGAAGCATTTGTTTTTTCTATGATTTGTTTAATATGTTTATGTTGTTTTAATAGATCATTGGCAGTTTCATATGTGAGTGGTAAATTTAATGTTGGATTATTGTCAAGTTTGCATATGTAAACATAATTGGCATTACTTGGATATATTTTGATTGTTTTAAAATATGGTGTTAACTTTTTGGATAATGATTCTGGCTGTTTTATTCTATTAAAATAATTTATACCTACAACACCATTTTTATTTATTAATTTACTTACTTTTTCATAATTAAATTTTTCAATAGTGGTGCCGGCATCTAAATCTATAATGCATACATCATAATCTGTTTCTGTTGAATTATTACAATAATCTATGCCATCACCAACTATTACTTTTATTTTATCACTTTCTCTAAAACCCATATGATTTGCAGCCTTGATAACAGATGCATCAAGCTCAATAATTGTCACCTGAACATGTGGAAAAAAATATTTTAACAACATTGGCAATTGTCCACCACCTAGACCAATCATTAGTACCTTATCTATTTTGGTAATATAGTTTATACATGTATATAAAATGTACATATAGTTAAGATAAAATTTCTGAATGTCATAGATATTATACATACTTTGATAAATATTTTGGGCATCATTAAACCACATAGCCCCAGGTTCCAATATATTTGATGGTCTATTGGAACTGATATAATTTACTTCATCAAGTGCCGATATGATCCTAAATATTGCCCCACCTTTTTGTGTCAATAGATGATTAATAGTATTTGACTTTAATAAATATTTTAAATACTTGTAATTATTCATGCCAACATATACTACTCATCGATAAATATATCTAATATACATATACTATTACTCTGAAAAACCCAAAATGTCAACAGAACCAATTTTTGATAGTCTTCATACCATTCCAACTAAATTGGAAATATCTTTTTTAGATTCAAAAAAAACATTTGAACAACTAACAAATAATGAAAAATTGTATGCATATATTTTATTTAGAGCAAGCTGGGCAGGTGTTCCAATTGTTGCCAAACAAACATCAAAGGAATCATACCCAATAATTAAACTATTTTTGGATATATTTAAAAATATAAATGTTTACACATTAGACAAAACAAACCCAAATATGGATCATTTTATTAATTATGTTGCATATGTGATGGGAGAAAATGGTAATTATGCATCATTTGGTGATACAAAAATGGTTCCCAGAATGAAACCAGAAGAAATGAGAGAAATTATGACTACATATTTCAGTGCATATCTATTAAGATATTTAGATTTGGAGGATAAAATATTTTCACTAAATGAGTCAGAAAAATTGCTCGGTTATTATCCAGACAATACAACAACTTATTTTTCTTCCAATATGTCAGAAACGGATGCTAAAATAGTAGATGATTATGTTTCTTTCAAAAAATTAGAAGGATGGAACACAAGAGCAAAAAAATATGATAATTCAGAAAAAATATTAAAGTGGCTCAATATTAATAAATGTGATACATCATTTGTTCCATCAACACTTTATTTAATTAAGATTGCATCTGTTACTAAACCAAAAGACCAGAATATTAAAATGGAAAAATATAATGATAGCTATTTTATCTTGGATTATGGGGATTTCAGTGATGAATTAGAAAAAATAAAAATGTGGATAAAAGGTGCTGCAATGTGTTGTGACTCAGATGTTAGAAAACAAATGTTGGAATATTACCATAGACATTTTAAATATGGTGATATTGTTGATCATAAAAAATCTCAAATATATTGGGTTGCTGATAAAATGCCATCTGTTGAGACAAATATTGGTTTCATTGAAAATTATAGGGATCCATCTGGAATAAGAGCAACATTTCAATCATTTGTTGCAATGGTAGACAAGGAAAAAACTAAAAAATTTCAGAGATTAGTTAAACAGGCACCTAAATTTTTATTGTATTTGCCATGGCCAAGAGAATTTGAAAAAGATACTTTTAGTGCACCTGATTTCACATCATTGGATGTTTTAACTTTTGTGGGTTCTGGTATACCATCAGGTATTAACATACCTAATTATGATGATATAAGACAAAATCACGGATTTAAGAATGTTAGTTTGGATAACATTATTACTTCTAATTATGTGCAAACAGAATTGCCAAAATATTTAGTAGAATCAGATGGCATTCTTTACAACAAATATGGAAAACAATCATTTGCAATAGATGTTGCTGGACATGAATTATTAGGACACGGCTCAGGGAAATTATTTGTTGAGAATCTAGATGGTACATTTAATTTTGACAAAAATACAATCAATCCCATCACCGGCCTTCCAGTCGACAAATGGTATAGACCCAATGAGACATGGAGTTACAAGTTTAGCAAAATAAGCTCCGCATATGAGGAATGCAGGGCTGAATGTGTTGGATTATTGCTTAGCAATTTTAAAGAAATGCATGATATATTTGAATATGCAGAAAGTGAATGGAAAGATATTTGTTATGTTAGTTGGTTATGGATGGTCAGAACAGGTTTAATATCAACACTTGCATATAATCCAGAAAGAAAGATGTGGTCACAAGCACATTCACAAGCTAGGTATGTGATTTATAGAGTTTTGAAAGAAACTGGAATGATACATATTGAACTAAAAGATCAAACATTTATTATTCATGTTGATAGAAACAAAATTGAGACACATGGGTTACCTGCATTAAAAAATTTCTTAATGAAATTAAATGTTTACAAATCAACTGCAGATGTTGAGAATGGATCAAAATTATTTTTGCATTATTCACAAGTTGATGATAGTGATTTGAAACTCAGATCTATTCATCTCAAGGAAAAAAAACCAAGAACAATATTTATTCAACCAACTCTAAAACTTGTGGATGATGGCTATGAAACAAAGATAATATATCATGGATATGATAATTCTCCAGAAGATTTGATACAATCATATGTTGACAAAATGAATATTACTTTAGTATGATATTCATTTATTAGAATCAATAAAAAAATTGATTCTAACAAAATGAATATTGTTTTAGTATGATATTTATTTATTAGAATCAATAGAAAAATTGATTCTAACAAAAATGAATATTTGTTTAGCATAAATACTGTCTAATGTCTAATTTAGAAAAATTGATTCTATTAAACATTACAATACACATTATATATTTGATTGATCATATCATGCATGCATTGTCAGATTATGAGACAAGAGCAGATTCAGGAACTACTTACACTGAACTTTCCAGAGTGTATCCCAGCTGGTCAACTGATCTGCATTCAAAAGGACACTTGCTTGGACTAGAAGAATTGAATACTATCTTTACAAAAGGATTAATGTTGTGGTATATTAAATATCACTGTTCTAAATTTGGAATTTACAATGACAAATGTGAATATCCACCTAGTATTGACTCATTTTATGAATTTAAGATGGGCATGTCACTTTTAAGACACTTTGATCAGGACTTTTATGCATCAATATCTCCATATTTAGAAAAAATTTCACATGCTGGATCGTGGCAAGAAATAGTTGTTAATATGAGAAATCCAATCAGTTTTAAAACATTTTTTGCAACATATGCAGAAAGTGACCTGATAACAAAAAGAATTACAGAAATATCATCAGTATTTAAAACAAAATATGGAATTGGCAGCATTTATAATATTTTTAGTGATAGTGATCCAATTATCCCTAAACTTGGCATTATCTTTCAAAGATGGAAAATTGTTCTAGAAAAAATGACATATGAGAAAATAGGTACATATGCTACTTTATATTCAATTGATAAGCTTCTTGACATTTTGCAAAAAATAATATTTCATAGAATACAACACCTTGTTACCACTTTTGTGGATGCCATAAAACTAGATAACATGGCATATATGGTGGAAAATTATGAAATGGATCTATCCAGCATATCTGATCCAATCTACTCATTGATTATTAACGCAGCCAATGATCCATGTTGTTTTCTTTTTCAAAAACAAATAGATTTATCATTGATTGACTACAATATTATTGATAAAATTGCTACTACATATGGGTAGATTTTTTTATGTGCATATTTGCTATTCTAAATGATGTATTATTGATGTTATTCATATGCCAAACATCATGTTTAGTATGTTTCTATCACAACACATAATTTATTTATATTATAATTGGTGCGTTTATTTTGTGCCATGAGGAAATTTTAGGGTATCAATAAATGCATTACAAAATGCATAAATATGATAATTTGCATATGTTAAATAAAAGATTTTATGCAATATTTGTTATACCAAATGATGTATTATATGCATTAACCTATCTACAAAACACATATATCTATTTAATATTTGATTAATAATTTTTAATAAAAACATAAATTGCAAAATGTCATAAGGCTTTATGATGCAAAAAAGTCTCACTGATCGAATCTGGCAATGATCTAAATGATCTATTTTTAAAGCAATTTTATAGAAATTTTATGATCTAATTGAAAAATGACAAAAAATATGTTGTTTTAATAAATTATTCACGCGAGGAAGGTTTTACACACAAATATTGTGTGTAAAAATTCATAATATTCATAAAGATTACACAATACACCTATATGAGGGTCGCAAAAAGTGATATAGATTAATAAAATAAAAATATAAAATAAAAATGGAATTTTTCAAAAACACCTATTTTGGGCCTATTTTTGAAAAAAATAGATTTTTCTAATTTTTGAAAAATGTCATAAGGCAATTTTTACCAAAGAGCCACAGGGAGCCGTAGGGAGCCATAGGGAGCCACAAGGAGCCAACTTTTTTTGTCATAAGCTAATCAATTAAAATGTTTTGTAGAGACTATAACACTTTCTATTATGGTCACCTTATTACCTCTTAAAAAAATGAAAAAATATAGTTTTTCTGGTTTTATGATGCAAATAGATCATAAATTTGATTTTTTTCATGAAAATATATAAAAAACAAAATGTACATTTTAAATAGACCTGTTTGCATCATAAAAATAAAAAAATGTGCTTTTTTTTAGATCTATGTGCAAAAAAAAGCACATTTTGCACATTTTGGAAAGTGATATAGGTAATTTTTTTTGCACATAAAAGTATGACGACCGACAAGAATCAATTTGGCTCTTTAAAAAATCCCCCAAAAAGTATCATATGATATTTATAAAAGTTGGAAAAGTATGTGCAACAACAAGAATCATATGTTGAATAATATATTTTAAAAAAGTAATATAGTGTTTTTTTATAAAAATCAAAAAGTATGCCGACCGACAACTATCATAGCTTATTTTTGATCAATTTTATATTAATTTTTTATGTTTTTCTTATAACTATATGCCGAGATAATTATTATTTATTATATCTGATATTTATAGTATGAATTATTGTTGTGATGTGTGTAATTATGAAACATTTAACCATGCACATTGGAATCGCCATATAGAATCTGATAAACATAAAAAAAATAGTGCAATAGATAGTGAAACTAAGAATAACCATGACAAAAAAACAAATGCATCAATAAAATGTCAATATTGTAATGCATCTTTTACCAAAATATCAAATTTGTATAGACATCAAAGAACAACATGTGTTACTAAGATTGAAACTAACTTGGAATTAAAGTTTAACAAAATGATTGCAGAAAAAGAATCCCAACATGTGCAAGAAATAAACAGACTCAAACAACAAATGCTTGAAATTCAAGTTGCAGAAATGAGGAAACAAATTGAAAAACTTGAATATGCAAACACACAAATGCATGAAACAAATAAAATATCTTCAACAACTTTAGATAAATCAGTTAGTGCACTCACTTATTTGACAACAACACGGAAAAAGGCACCTGTTTTACAGCAAATAACACAAGAAAAGGCCAAAGAATTACTTCATTATGAAAAGAGACTATATGATTTTATTCTTCATCATAATAGTGAAGGCACTCTGGATCAATACATTGGTGATATTATTTTAAAATATATTAAAAAGGAAGATCCGGATGAACAATCTGTGTGGCCATGCTTAATAGCAGATTTTACATCTGCTATTAAGCCAGCAAATTATAAATAATTTGAATTCTGATGTTTCCAGATTAACTTATCTTGTCAGATGTTTAATAGAAGATGAACAAAAATGGCAACGAGATGCTAAAGGAGTATTATTTAATAAATTTGTTATTACACCAATACTAAATTATTTGACAGAATATTTAAGAACATTTTTACCTATTATTCCAATTATTAATAATGATACCAACACTGATACTGAAAGCAGTGTAGATTCTTTGGAAATGCGTGACAATGTAATGAGTAAGACTAAAGATATATTTGACACGATTGAAACATTAAAAAGTAAAAAGTTCAAAACAGACTTATCAATTTATATTGCTTCACATGTTCCACTTATTCAAGATGGGTCAAAAAAGAAAACAAATAAAAAATGAATACCATCTCACTACATGTTACATGAATAATAAAATAGTTTTACATATACATGATTTTTTAAAGGAAAATCATTGAAATAAAAAATTGATTTGTAAAACTTCATTAGCAGTCATATAATATTAATAGTACATATTACATGATCAGACTATTGTTTGGCATATTACTAACTTTTGTAGAAGTATGTGCAAATAAGAGTGTTTTAGTTGTTTCAACCACATTTCTAAGCAATTTGGGTGTTCGTCGATTTGTCCCATTATGTGATGAATCATGTGTGCACAATATTTTATGGGATAATCAAACTAATATTAATGACTATTTTATGGATAATAGTGATGATGCTTTTAGTCTCAATGTGTCGAATACATTGTTTATAACTGTAGATTTACCAATACGTGCATCCTATCTTGGTTGTACTCTCGACATATACAAGGCAAATATTTACTCTGCACTATCATATCAAAATATTTCGGTGAATTCATATGATTTTCAAATTGTGTTGTTACCCTTTAATGCTGGAGGGGGAGCATGTGCTCGTGCACCATATTATGTTCCTGAACATTGTTTTGGCCGTGGGACATTTTGTCCTATCTACATTAGAACATCTAATAATTTGGACTGGTTACAATCAATGAGTATTGTTATGGGTGGCAAACTTAATAATGATACATCAGATGGTATTAACGGTGGATGGACACGACTAAGTACCTACAATAGATTTTTAATGAATTTCTTGTCAAATAATACAAATCATAATTTGCCAAGAAAAACAACAGAGACAACTATTTTCAAGTTAACATCATCATCAAGATCAGATTCAACAACATCAGATAAATTAATGATTTCATACAATGGCACTTTTGTATCCTATAGAACATGTAATGATGAAACATATGACATATATTTACCAAATTGTCCACAGGTGTATATTCATGATACAAATGCAAATTTGAAAACAACATTGTTATTGGGTCAAACATATACAAATTACATAATTGATCTTGTTTTTTCAGTTTCAGAGATGAATAGTCACTATACTACACTTTCTATTAATTTTTGCAACTCACAACCTCTGCAACCAAAATTACTGACAACATCCATTATATCATATCCACCAACAAGTGATGCAAATGTATCTTTGCAAGTGACAAATCCAAGTGCTTTTTGTGCACCAAAAACACAAACATTTAAACTTGATGATATTGGTACAATGCCACAAATTTGTAATGTTGTTGCAATTGCATGGACCACTAACTTCTATAGACCCAATTTAGCAT